AAAGTTGAATTTAACAACTACTTCAGTATAAGAACCCGCAGCATTGATTGTTTCTGGAACTACGTCAACAATACGCATTGGCAATGTTGATGTGCTAGCTGTAGTTGCGGAAACAGATGCTAAAGAGTCGCCTGTAGTTGTGCTGCCAGCGGTCAAAATTAAAGCTGTATTTAGACCAACTGCTGCACGTGTAACACCGCTAATTGTTGATGCGCCAGCAGCTGTTACCGCTACTTTGAACAATGCATCTGGATCATCCAAAACATAAGCTTGGATGTCAGAAGCCACTGTGCTAGCTGGGTAATACTGTTGTTGCAACAATTGTTTAGTTGTTGGGTTTGTGAACTGACAACCCAAGAAAATACCAACTGCATCGGTTGCGGTAGATGTGGTTGAAACTTTGCTTAATGTACCACCTGTATTTAGACGTACGACATCACCGTAAAAAATTGATGTGCCAGAGCCTGAAGCGATAGGAATTAAGCGAGTTGAACCAGCAAATACCTGACCACCGATCAAATTGATCGGCTGAAACCCATAAGGGCCTGAGACGGTAGGATAAGCCATTTAAAACTCCTAATTAAATTTAAGAACCATTACCAAAGCTAGTTGTGGATTTTCTCTCGTTAAAGAGTGGCATCCGTGGATCACTTTGGCGCATTAAGTTATTGTCTACAGCTTCCGTCTGGTTTTGTGATTGCTTTTGGAAGTATGCGTTCCGTTGCTGCACAAATTCAGTTGGAGTCTTACAGAGTAATAACCCGCCAATCTCAATATTGTCTTTAAAACGACTATTGGGATCAGCTAACAGTTGAAACCTTGGTTGCTCTTCTATACGAACCGGCTCCCAACCTTCCCTCATCTTTGCAGATAGGTTACGTGGGTCTGGTGCGTTTAGAGTTGAAACCCTAATCCATCGATAAGAATAGCCAGCCTGTTTGTCAGGTTCAGGGAGAAGTTCCGGAAGCGCCCACTGTTTAGGACGTTCTGTTAATTCACGACTTTCTAAATCTCTTGTTGCTCTAGTATTGCTAGTTGCCATGTCAGGCCTCCAATTTTAAAAGTTCACGGACGTACTGCTCAGGGGTAAGGCCAAGCTTTTTAGCTATCGCAACCTGCGATGTCTTTAGCTTGACTTTTTTAGATGCGGTCGATCTGGTTGCCGGAGCTACTACCGTTTTTGGTTTTGCTTTAGGAGCGTCTTCCTTTTGCTCTGCCTCAACTTCTTCCGATTCCTCAAAATTTTCTGGAAATCGTTTCCGCATTGTTTTGTCCAACGTTGCGTAATACTCGTCAGAACCAATTTTTACGCCTTGGCGCTTGAGCTTTTCGTGTAGCCCTAACGCACTAGCTGTCATCTCTTCGTCCTGTCCGAACCAAGGATTACTTTCCTGCCATTCCACTACTTTGTTGTCCAAACGTGGAGCAGGTTGGTACTGTTGTTGTATTTGTACATCATAATTATCATCTTGTAAAGTCGGCATCTTAAAGTTTTGGACTTTATCAAGGGCTAATGTAGCTTTAGTAATGGCTTGTTGAGCATCTGCTAAACGATCTGAATCACCTGTATCATATGCATCTCTATAGGCTTTTTTAGCCATTTCAAGCTGCATTTCAGAAGAGTTTTTAACAGCAGCCACATATTCTTGTTCACCATTAGTAAGCAAGGTTTTGATGCGTTTGTTCTCTTCCAATAGCCTACGGGTTGCGTTTAATGCCTCTTCACGCTCCCTTTCGGCTTCATCAGCACGGCGGCGTTCGTCATTCCAGACACGCTTCATTTTAATAAGCTTGTCTTTAGCGTCTTTGCTGTACTTATCTAGCTCATCTACTTCTACTTCCAATTGCTTGACGGCTGCAGGATCGGCTGGCTTACGCCCTTTATCCTCTTCTGGAGTATCGTCTTCAATCTCAATTTCCAAATCATTGGAATCATCTACCGCAGTAGTATCTTCCGTTTCATCTGGAAACTTATATTCTTCTTCTTTAAATTCTGCCATGTCCGGCTCCTTAAATGTTATTAAAAAAACGTTGCGTATGAACGTTAGACTTACGTCTATTCCACGCAGCGGGTACTACTTGCAGGTTATTAGAAGCATTTGTTCCGCCTTTAGATATAGGAATAATATGATCTACGTGCCAACTACCTCCGACCATCTTTTCCCGTAACTTAGCCAAAAAAACAGCTTCAATTAAAACAAACCTATCCAATTCAGATAAATTACGCTCCAAGGACCTTCTAAATGCCCTATTTGCTGTAAAGTATTCTTGATTGGCTTTAGCCCATCTTATTCTTGCTGATTTTCTATCTTGGGTTATAGGTTTTTGCGATCTACGCTCTTCTGCTTTTTCTCTACCACCAGATGCTTTGTAAGCAGCCTCGTGGCGTTTTTTAGCAGCTTTGCCTTTTTCGCTAGCTTCATATTTACGGCGAGATTCTTTTTGAGCTTCAGTTCTCATATGAATTTACGCTTGATTCCCCTCGGATCTTGTACGATTGCTTCCACAGAGTCATCATTAATAATTCGGAATTCACGGTCGTGAATCACGAGTCTAGTTCCCGCATTTGGACGCACAAGGATAAAGTCACCCTTTTTGCACCATGGTCCGTTTGGAAAACGGGTCGGGTCTTTGTAGCAATCAGGACCCATATCCACTACAAAAAGCACAGTGGTTAAAAGTTCGTCATGTCTACGGGTTTCGTCTGATTTAATAATGCCGCTGTCAAACGCTTCTTCAGCTTCGGGAATTGCGCATAAAATGCGATATCCCTGTGGAATTGGGAGCTGTTTTGCTCTTTCTTCCGCCTCTTTATTTAGCACAGCAGATAAGTCCACCGCTTGGCTAAGATTTAGATCACTCATCGTCTTGAGTCTCCATATGTTGTTTTAGGTCTAATATTTGCTGCTTTGCAACGAGCAGACCCTTGATCTCGCCGCAAACTTTCTGGTAACTAGAATAGTCTTGAGCTTGTCCGCTCCCTATCCATTCTTTTAATTGTTCAATCTTTTTGTCTAGTTCGTCCACTAGAACATCAGATACGTCCATTATTTACCTTTCTTTATTTCCTGTTTATTGGGTTTATTTGATGCCTGAAAGCGCTGTTGACCAACGTTATGCATAAATTGCTTGTCCTGCAATTCATGTTTAGTATCAGTTTCAGACAAATGCTTCATCATCTCAACAGTCATCCTAGTTTCTTCTGCTGCCTTGGATGCCTCAATATTTGCTTGAGTTTTGGCTGCTTCTGTTTGAGCTTGGGTGGAGATACGTTGTTGCTCAATTTGCAACTGTTGTTGCCTTAATTGAAGATCTGCTTGATCTTTCTGGGCTTTACGTTGTTGCTCTGCCTGCTTGATTTGTAGCTCTTGCTGTTGCATTTGAATCAATGGATCTTGAGCCTGTTGCTGCGCTTGTTGCTGTGCAACTTGGGCTTTGTTCATTTGCAATAGACGCTCTGATGCTTGAGCCAATAATGGAGCAAGTTTAGCTTCTACCGCCGGATCCATGTTAATGTCCTCGCCGTCTAGATCTTGGCTTGGTGGCAACTCTACGCCTAGCTGTTTCTCAATTTCTACACGATACTGGAATCCTAAATGCTCGTTAATATGAGCCATCATTGCAGCCTGTAATTGTTGAGCCATTGGATTGTTTTGTAGTAACTGTGCAATCTTAGGGTCTTGCATAGCTGACATATGAACCGTAATGTGCGCCTGATGATCTTGGTATTGAAAAGCCTTTACCGGCTTCATCATTAACATATTTTGGTTTTCTGTTACAGGATCTTTTGGCTTCATATCCTCTGGCAAGGGAACCAACTTTTGAGCGTTTTTAATTCCTAGAATGTCTAGCATCTGACGATACATTAATGGCATATTAAACAAGGTCGGTTGTTGCTGTGCCAACTGCATTGCAGCCTGATACTGAACAATCTTTTGTGCCATAGTAGAGGCGTTAGGATCGCTTACTGGAATAACGTCTGTGCTCTTATAATCAGATTTTTTGGCTTTACGGCTGCCTGTTTCCGGCTGATAGTTATAGTCATCTGGTGCGTTGTCAGCAATAATGCGTTTCAGTAACTTTAATTCTTGCTTTAAACTGTAGTGAACACGAGCTTGAACCGCAGACATTACTTTTAATGTTCTTTCCAAGATTGCTAATGTTGTGCCGACTGGGGCATTTGCAGACATATCGGAGAGATTAAGATCTGCTGTATTAGCAAACCGGCGACCTTCTTCTACAATCTGGTTCAACAATGACATTAATACTTGGCTTGGCTCTTTATAAGGCAAGGGCATGATATTGTCACGCATTGCTCCAGAGGGAACATCAACGTCCCTAAATTCGCCGGGGGCGATTGGGGTATCGTCACCTTTAACCCGAAGCCCTCTGGTTTTGAAACCGCCGGGTAAGTTTGCAAGGGAGCCCGCATCGACCAATTGTCTGATGATTGAGGTTCCGCTCTTTGCGTATGCGCCAATGAGGTGGATAAGGCCAAAGCAATAAAAGCCAAAGCCCGGAATATAGCCGTAATGGACAAAACTTTGTCGTTTTTGGTGTAATTCATCATCTTGCTCCCAATTTCTACGAATAGATAGGACGTTATTGCTGCCCTTTTCAATCGTAACGATGTACGGCAAGGCTACGCCTGTAGGTTTTCCGTTATCGCCTGTGTGTTCATATCCTTCCAAGTCGAGATTAACGTGCATCTCAAGAATCTTGTATCGGTCGTCCGTTGTAGCCCTAAAGCCCAACTTCTCTGCAATCTTTTTCTCTACTTCATCCAGAATATTTACTGGATCTCCTAAATCTATATCACGGTAAAAGCCGGATACTTGTAATGAACGCATTTCATTCTCAGTTTTGCGCATTACATGGGTTACACGCTCTGCAGACTCCAGACTAGATGCGCCATAAGGGACAACCATGTCTTCTGCAGGGACATACATAGCTACTTGGCGACCAAGTTGCTCATCTTCATATACTTTTTTGAATGCATTTCCCGCTAATCCCAAGCCCCAAAGCAAACGCTCTGTCTCAGGGCGGTATTCTTGCATTACTTCTGTCAATTGATAGTTCATATCCTCTTGAACACGCTCCGCAGCAGCTTTTTTCTCTGGGTTTTCTTTACCAATGACGTGGGTTTTTACTGGGCCAGCCGCCGGAAAGATAGACATCATAGTTTCTGCTTGGAATTTGACCAATGCTTCGGATAAAAGTGGGTGATAAACACCGCAAGCGCCTTCCCATGGCTCACTTCTTTCCTCAATCTTTAATCCTAGTAGCTCTAGACCATCGACATAGGTCTGAATCCAATCTTTTCTGGCGCTAATATCGCCATCAAAGTCTTCAACCAAGTCAGATGCCAACGATTGCAGGGTTTGTTCGTCAATTTCTTCTGCTAAGTTAGCGTAAAAGTCTTCTGACTTTTCAGATTCTGGCTCTATAGTAATTTCTAAACCATCCATTCCAATGGTTACACCATCCGGATTTTCAATTTCTATCTCTAAAGGCTCTTCTTGCTCAGCTAACTCATCAATTCCCATTGGGGCTTGGTATAGACCTTTATCAATTGCCATAATTTTTTCCTAATTAATAATATCCAGCGTTACGCTTGGATTTAAAGTACTTCTGTTCATCCGGCTCATCACTTGGTAAACGTAAAAAACCGCCTTGTCTAAAGCGAATTAATGCCTGAGTGGAGCTATCCACTAAGTCATCGTGATCCGAATTAGGGAAAGATGCCATTTCTTCTATAACTTCATCCGCCCATCTTCTTGGTGGCGCCCAAACCTTGCCGGACGCAAACAAATCTGTTATTGAGTTCAATCTCGCAATCTTATCATTTCCACGGGTTGGTGTGAACTCTGATACAGGAATCCCCATTCTGCGCAACTCTCCAATTAATGGAAGTCCGGACGCTTTTGCCTCAACAATAAACGCATCTGGAGTCCATTCTTTGTACATATTGAAGGCTTTTTCTTTTAATTCTGGAAACTCAAGACGGGCTTTATAAGCGTCTAAAAGAATAACGTTGGGCTGCATCTCGTCTTCATTTAAGTAAAACACGCCCCATGTCGTACAGGCTGAGTAGTCTGAACGCTCATTCTTAGTAAACGCCGTATCCCATGATTGGATAACAAACTGGCAAGTTGGTGGGTTATCCGCATCCCAGACTTTCCACCATTCCCTTTTAACTAATGCGCCCTCTTCACTCGTAGGTTGCTGTTGATACTGTGCATTCCACTTGGAGACTGGCAACTCTTCCCGTAGGATTTCTAGTTCTTTGATGTCCCAGAACTGAGGCCATAAAGACTTTCCGCTTGGTAGGATTGCAGGAAAGTCAATGGTTTCCCATTCATCGCCATCTTTTTCAATTGCCGACTTTAGGATCCTGCCCGTTAAATCTTTCTTTGACCAGCGGGTCATAATGACAATAATTGCCCCGCCCGGTTGAAGACGTTGACGTGGACCTGAGCTGTACCACTCATATACCTTGTCATAAACTTCTGGGTTGGTGGCTGCTATCGCCGCCTCTTGTTCAGAATGCGGATCATCAATAATGAGTAAGTCCGCACCTTTACCAGTAACGGTACCGCCAACACCGATAGCAAAATACTCACCATTAGCATTAGTGCTCCAGCGACCAGCAGCCTTGGAATCAGATCTGAGATTGACGTTAGGGAAAATGCGAGCATATTGTTCACTTCCTACTAAGTTACGAACTTTACGTCCAAATCCAACTGCTAGCTCAGCAGTGTTGGAACATTGAATAATCTTCTTGGTTGGGTCTCTTCCTAAGAACCAAGCCGGTAGCATATAGGATCCAAACTCCGACTTTGTATGTCGAGGTGGCATATTAATAATAAGTCTCTTTAACTTCCCATTGGCGATGTCCTCAAACTTCTTAGCCATTACCTTATGGTGGGCGCCATTAATAAATCCGGGCCACATCTCATGAACAAAACTCATAAAGTCTTTTTGGGCATTTTCCCGCTTTACTGAGTTTAAATAAATCTCCGCCGCCTCATAAAAAGCTTCTTGCTCTGTTACTGGCATTTGGGAGATTATCTCTGTTAAATTCATTTAGTACTTCTAACTCTTATATAAGATGGTCTAACAGATCGGGCGCTATTCGGTAACTTCTTACAGTGCCCCAACTCTACTAATTTATTAATAATCCTATGAATATTACCTTTAGACTTATCTCCAGTAATATCCATAATATTCTGTATGGACGGAGCAAAACCAAATCTCCTCCACCACGAGTCTATTACTTCATAGATATACTGTTGTTTTTCCGTCACAGATGTCCTTCCCAGTGGGGATCTCCAGAACCTAAGTTGTAGAGATGTCCCGTCTCACGAAGAACGGCGTCATCGTATAGCTTCCAGATATCAGTCACCAGTAGACGGATAGACTCAGAATCCATAATAGATATCTGATTTAAGATCTCATCTTTGTCCGGCATGACTAATCCCTTTTTCTCCAAGAACCCAGTGTGGACCAACTTCTTCAGAACGCTGATTAAGAATTTCTATTGCTAAGCGTAGTGCTTCATAGCCTCTACTATTATTTGGATAAGCAGACTGAATAGTCTTTAAATCCTGTATACAGACATCAATAATTTTCATTGTTTAATCCTCTCAATTAGCTTTTCAGTCAATATCTCAGAACTAGCCTCTAAATCCTTCTGTATAGATACGAGGCTCATTCTCTCGTATATGAGTATCGTCATAGCCCCCTGAAGCTTCTCTAGGGTATCCATGACTATATTCATCTCTTTCTCTACTTCTTCAATTGTTCTCAAAAATATACCCCCCTACCCTATTGAATTAAAAAGACTGACGGGGGGTGTTTCTGTACACAAACTGTTGTATTTACCCAACAAAATGATACCCCCCACCCCTGCTAAAGCTGACTTGCACAAGTTCAAGTCATAACTCATTGATTATCCTCAAGATTATTTTGGATTACTTCAGAACTACTTTCGGATGGTGATTCTTTGAGTGGATTACTATGTAACCTAGAGCTAGGGACTCCTAAGTCTATATCGGGTTGGTGGGGGTCGCTGATATCGTCCTCTAGAATTTCGCTGGGGGTGGCGTTGATCTCATTCATTAGGGCAAGCACATCCGCATCATCACCGGATATCGTTCTGGCGTTGTCTGCCATGCTCTGCTTGAGTAAGTCCATCAATTCAGATCTAGCTTTATCGCTATC